TTAATTGTTGTAATTATAAAAAGATATTTTGAAAAGTAAAAAGAGAACATTAAATGAATACAGACAAACTAAGGACTCTCACTACCGTAGTGATGATTCTCATCTTGAGTACAACATTGCTTTGTTGTGTAGAATATATACTAATGATGCTGAACTTGGAGCAATAGTTAGAAAACATTTCCAAAAAATATGAGTTTAAACGCAAATCAAAAAGGTAAAAGATTCGAGTTAAAAATTGCTAAAGATTTAGCTAAACGTTTTAAAACAGATATAAAAAGGACACCCAATTCAGGCGGCCTCAGCTTTAAAGGTGATATTTTAACGACAAGTGGAATACTATCTGAATATAGCTGGGAGTGTAAAAACCAAGAGAAACTTAATATTTGGAAAGCATTACAACAAAGTGAAGGAGATGCAAGAGGTACACTAAAAACACCTGTAGTAGTTTTTACTAAGAACTTTGAAAATGATTACATTGCTTTAAAATACGATGATTTTGTAAATATACTTCTTGAATTAAATGAGTACAGAAGTAAATAATATACTACACATCTTAGTTAGAGATGAAGATACTTGGCTATCTATGGCTGAGGAAATAACCAGCAACAGTAAAATACCAGCAAAAGATTTATTACACGACTTTTATATTGCTTTACATAGCAAAATTGATAGTAAAAAAGTAAAAATTAATGATATTCTATATAACGATTCTTTAAATAAAGCGTTTATATATAAGATGATGCATAATATATTCATTGATACTATAAGAGTTGACAAAGATTTACTAATAGATAAAGACCTAAAAAACATTATAGAAGCAGATAATACAAAGTATGTAGATATAGAAAAAGTTGTTGATGATATAGTAAATGAATTTTACTGGTTTGATAGAAAGCTATTTAATTTATATAGAAAGAAATTTCACAGCATTAGAAAACTATCTGCAGCTACTAATATTTCTCACGTAGTTGTATGGAGAACAATAAACAATTGTATAAAAGAAATTAAAAAAAAAATTAGTGATGAGTAAAGGTTTAGGCGACACAGTAGAAAAGATAACAAAAGCTACAGGCATAAAACAAGCAACTGATTGGATATTTGATAAACTTGGTAAAGATTGTGGATGTGATGCAAGAAAAGAAAAGCTGAATAAATTATTTCCTTATAAAAATATAGAATGTTTAAATGAAGATGAATATATGTACTTAAAAGGTTTCTTTGCTTTAAATAAAAACGTAGTAAACACCAGCGAACAAAAAGCATTATTAAACATACACAATAGAGTATTTAATACTAATAAAGAACAATCAAGTTGTGGCAGTTGCGTTAAAGGTTTAGTAGACACCATAAAGAGATTATACAACGAATATGAATATGAACGAGAAAATAAAAGCAATTGAAAGAAAACTATTAAAATTTTTTAAAGATGAAAACACAGAAAGTAAAGATATCGCAAGTAAAAAGAAACCCAGAGAACCCAAGATTAATAAAGGATAATAAATTTCATAAGTTAGTAAAGTCAATAAAAGAGTTTCCTGAGATGTTGGAAATAAGACCAATTGTTGTTAATGATGATATGGTTGTTCTTGGTGGTAATATGCGTTTAAAAGCGTGCCAAGAAGCTGGTTTAAAAGAAGTGCATATTATTAAGGCAGATAAATTAACAGTGAAGAAACAGAGAGAATTTATTGTGAAAGACAATGTTGGCTTTGGTGAGTGGGATTGGGATATGTTGGCTAATGAATGGGATAATGCTCAACTGAATGAATGGGGGTTAGATGTTTGGCAACCTGAGAAAGAAGTTGATTACAGTATTTTAAATGATGTTGATTTAGATGAGGAGGTTGAGAATATGTATCAACAAACAAAGAAGTCTATTATACTTGAATATCCATCAGAAGGTTTTGAACCAATTAAAAAACTATATGACAAATTAAAAGCTGAAGGAGTTGACTTGCAAGGCTTGTTTTATGAAGCTATGAAAAAAATCAGTTAATGAAAACAATACTTTTAATTGGACCTTGTGGTTCTGGTAAAACTTGGGTTTTTAAAAAAATAATTAAAGAATTTAATTTAAATATAAACGCTAAAATAAAAAGTATATATTTTAAAACTAATAAAAAACTATCCGTGATGGGTAAATATCAAGGACATATTTATGATGGTTCAGATAGGTTAAGTATGTCAATTATGAAAGATATAGGTTATTTAAAATCTATACAAGAAAGTAATAATATGTTTATTCTTGCTGAGGGTGATAGGTTTATGAATAAAACATTTATAAATAAATTTAATCCTTATATAATTAAAATTTTAGATGATGGTTCTGTAGGTAGGGAAAAAAGAAATAGTAAACAAACAGATAGACAAATAAAAACTATACAAACAAGAGTATCAAATATAAAAGAAAATAAAACAGTTAAAAACAGTTTGGAAGCATTGAACACAATTAAAACGCTAATAAATGAAAACTCTTAAATTAATTAAAAAAGAACATAATATTAAGATAGGTCAAAGGTGTGATTATATGCCCTCAACTGTTGATGAGAGTTGCTTGTTAGAATATGATGGGAAAGTAATAGGTTTTTATTTAACTAAATTACCAGACAGATTACAACAGTTTTTAGACATAGCAAACAATGAATTTATTGGAAAAAACGTTCCTAAAAGTTTACTTGAACGTAGTGATATATATGAGATACAACGTAAACACGGAATAACAAGAAGCCAAGCAAAAGCATTAGGAACTCCACAAATGTCCACAATACTTGGAAGCGTATTAGCTAAACCGCATTTAAGGAGACCATACAACTCAATATCACAAGTTCACACACATAAAAAAGCAAACACATTTATAAAAGCAATGTTAATGTGTTGTTTAGAAAGTGAGAAACTAATTAAACAATATATGCCTGAACAATATGAATCACAAAAAAAACTAATAGCAGAAACTACATTACCTAAATATAGGTTCGGTAATTTATTTACAAGCAGTATATCTAATTACAATATAGCAGCACCATACCACCAAGATAGAGGTAATTTAAAAGAAACTGTAAATGTTATATTAACTAAAAGAAAACAATCAAAGGGCGGTAGTTTACACGTGCCTGACTTTGGACACGTTTTTAAACAAGATAACAACAGCATACTTGTATATCCGGCGTGGTATAATATTCACGGAGTTACAAAAATAGTTAGGGAGAATGAACAATCATACAGAAATAGTTTAATATTCTACCCCTTACAAGGATTTGATAAATAAAAAACAATGGCAAACGAAGAAAATTTAAAACCTTTTAAAAAAGGAAAATCAGGAAACCCAGCTGGGAGACCTAAGGGAAGTTTAAGCAGAAGCACAATTGCTCGTAGGTGGTTAGAAGCCACAAGAAAAGGTAAGAACCCTATTACTGGAGAAGATGAGGTTTTAACACAAGAAGATGTTATTACTTTGGCTTTAATACGTAAAGCTATGGATGGAGATGTTGCGGCATACAAAGCATTAATGGATTCAGGGTACGGAACAGCAAAAGACACTATTGATTTAAGAACTGAGAATGTAGGTTTTGACTTTGACGAAATGATGAGGAAACTAAGCAATAATGCTAAACCCTAAATTTAATATATTTCCTAACGACACAAGGTATTATTTATTAACTGGCGGTAGAGGTTCAGGCAAATCATTTGCAGTTGCTTTAAACACTTTAATTTTATCATTAGATAATAAATGCCAACATAAGATATTATTTACAAGGTACACTCTTAAATCAGCTTCTATTTCAATTATACCAGAATTTAAAGAAAAGATTGAGTTAATGGGTTGGGAAAGTTTTTTCCATATCACCAGCAACGAAATTACTAATCTATTAACTGGAAGTAAGATTTTATTTAGGGGTATAAGAACAAGCTCAGGAGACCAAACAGCAAACCTTAAATCATTACAAGGAATAACAACTTGGATAATAGATGAAGCCGAAGAAATGGTTGATGAGGATATATTTGACAAGATAGATTTTTCAGTTAGACAAAAGGGAGCAAAGAACAGGGTTGTAATGGTTATGAACCCCTCAACAAAAGAGCATTGGATTTACCAAAGGTTTTATGAGAACGCTGGAGTGCAAGCTGGTTACTCTGGAATAAAAGGAGAAACAACTTATTGTCATTCTACATACTTAGATAATATAGAACATCTTTCACAAAGTTATTTAAATAGAATTAAAGAAATGAAAGAACGCAGACCCCAAAGATATAAACACACTATTGAGGGGGCTTGGTTAGAAAAAGCTGAGGGAGTTATATTTAGTAACTGGAATTTAGGCGAATTTAAAGAAGTGGGTAAAGTTGTATTTGGGCAAGATTATGGATTTAACGACCCTACAACATTAGTTAAAACAAGCATAGATAAAGAAAATAAAATAATATATGTTCAGTTATGTTATTATCAAAACAAACTTACAAAAAGTGAAATAGCAGTATTAAATAAAAAGTTTGCAGCAGATAATTTAATAGTAGGTGATTCAGCAGAACCAAGATTAATAACAGAACTTAGTAGAGATTGTAATGTTGTGCCAGCAATTAAAGGACAAGGTTCAATAACATTTGGTATTAGTTTACTACAAGATTATGATTTAGTAATTACTGAAGATAGTACAGAATTAATTAAAGAGTTAAATAACTATTGTTGGTTAGAAAAGAAAAGCCAAACACCTTGCGATAAATGGAATCACGCAATAGATGCTTTAAGGTATGCATTAAGTTATCAATTACAAAACCCTAATCAGGGTGAATACTATTTATATTAAATAAAATACACACCACTACACAATTAAAAAAAATTAGTTTTTAAAATTTTACTACATTCGTGTATAACGATTCAACAATTTAAACGTTTGTATATAAATGAAGTTAACTATTAACATACCAGAAACACTTAATGAAGTTACTTTAAAGCAATACCAAAAGTGGTTAAAGATTGCTGATGGTAAAGAACTGGATTCATTTCTACAGCAGAAGATGGTAGAGATATTTTGTAATATACCACTAAATCAAGTATTACAAATTAAAGCTACTGATATTAATAACATCTGCCAAGAACTCACAAAGCTATTTAATAACGAACCTAAGTTTATAGATAGGTTTACAATGAATGATAAAGAGTTTGGATTTATACCAAAGCTCGATGATATATCATTTGGTGAATATGTTGACCTTGATACATACCTTGCAGATTGGGAGCAGATGAATAAAGCAATAGGTGTTTTATTTAGACCAATAACATACAAAAAGAAAAAACAGTATTTAATAGAAGATTATGAAAGTGCTGAAAAGTACGATATGTCAGAAACTACTTTAGATGTTGTTTTTGGTTCGCTTGTTTTTTTTTACAGTTTAAAGAACGAATTACAGAAAACTATCCTGAATTATTTAGCAACACAGAAGGAGATAGAGCTACCTCAGCATCTGCAGGATTCTCTGCTAAATGGGGCTGGTATCAATCTATCTACGGACTTACTAAT